ATCATTCCTTGATAATACTTATATTGTTAAATCATCTGTTGGTCATTTTAGAACTATTAATACTAAATGGGCTAATTCAGATATTAAAATTGACAAAGATTTTCAACCACCCTTTATTACTATCAAAGGTAAAGAAGATGTTATTAGTAGTCTTAAATCCTCTTCTAAAGGACGTAAAGTAATTCTTGCTGCGGACGATGACCGTGAAGGCGAAGCTATCGCTTGGCATTGTGGGGATATTCTTAATGTAGATTTCAATCAAAATAATCGTATTATCTTCCGTGAAATTACTAAGAAAGCTATTCTTAAAGCACTAGAAAACCCTACAAAAATTAATATGAATGAGGTCAACGCCCAGAAAGCGCGTTCAGTACTTGACCTACTAATAGGATATAAACTATCACCTTGTTTATGGGCAAATATTATTACTAAAGAAAAAGGATTATCTGCTGGTCGTGTCCAGAGTGCTTTACTTAAATTACTATTTGATAAAGAAAAAGAAATCAAGGAATATGATCCCGAATATTCATTTGATATCCAAGGCAAATTCAAAGATCTATTAGAAAAATCTGAATATGTTTTCAATAAAGATAATAATGATGATATTGATGAAGATTATATTAAAAATATGTATAAGAAATTTATTGAAGATAGATCATTTAAAGTTATTGAAAATAAGATCACAGAAGAAAAGAAATATCCTGACAAACCATTTATCACATCATCTCTTCAGCAGGACGCTCAGAAATCATTCGGATACCCTGTTAAGAAAACAATGACTGTGGCTCAGAAACTATATGAAAATGGTCATATTACATATATGAGAACTGATTCCACAATTGTATCAGATGATTTTAAGAAATTATTAAGTGATAAAATTACTAATGAATTCGGATCAGATTACTATAATGCTCCCAAAGTTAAGAAAGTAAAAGGATCACAAGAAGCACATGAATGTATTAGACCTACATCACTAGATAATAAAGGTCTTAATCCTGATAAATATGATAAAGATGATATTAAATTATACAATATGATTTATGATAGAACAATCAAATCACATATGAAACCTGCTATTTATAAAGTTAATTCTATTAAACTATTGAATTCTAATACTTCTGATATTGGATATTTCACTTCTAAACAAAAAGAAATTAAATTTAAGGGATTTCTATCATATAAATGTAAAGAAGGTAAGGAAGAAAAGAATGTAGAATTTAAAACCGAATATAAATTAGAAGAATGTCTGTGTCATGATAAATGTTCTTCACCCCCTGAACCTTATAACGAATCAGCTATTGTTAAACTGCTAGAAAATACAGGGATTGGTCGCCCATCAACATATTCTAATATTATTTCAACACTTTATAATCGTAATTACACTATGACTAAAAATATCCAAGTTAAGGATTCAGTTGAAGATATTATTTATTTAAATAAAAAGGATAAAATCGGTGAAAAACAAAAAGATATCAAAGGAAAACTAATGAAAAATAAGATTGTTGTAACTGAATTAGGTAAGAATGTTTTGAGTTATCTTAATGATAAATTTCATGATATTATTCATAAGGATTTTACTTATGGTGTTGAATCAGATTTAGACAAGATCTCTAATGGTGAATTAATCTGGACTGATGTTGTGAATAAAATTTATAATACTTTTATGCCAATTGTGATAAAAGAAATTGGTAATAAAGTGAAATCTGAAAATAAAGTAATTGGTATTATCAAGAAAAAAGAAGTGTCATCTGGTATTGGAAAATATGGTCCATTTATCTTGTATAATAAGAAATTCACTAGCATTGATAGATATCTTAAAGCAAATAAGAAAACTATTGAAGACTTAACAATTGAAGATTGTGTGTCAATTCTCAAATATCCTCTTAAAATTAATAAGGAAATTCAAGTATGTTTAGGACCATACGGAACATATATTAAATACGGTGGTAAGAATATTAAGATTAAACAAAATATTGAATACACAGAAGAATACTGTTTGAGTGTTATTAGGAAATAAATTGATTATTGTAACTTTATTATGTATTTTTTTATATATTTATATTTATATATGTCCCAACATGAAAAACGTCTAAAGCTCTCGGAGAAGCCGCAGGAGGAATCAGTGCTTATGTTCGATGAACATGATAAGAAGGAGGAGTTAGAAGACTATATCCAGTATTATAATAAAACAAAGGTGGTCAGTAAAAGTGACATTGAAGGTTGGAAAATAAAAATCGAAAAAGAGTTCGCTGAAACCAAAACAGCACGTGAAAAAGCACTAGTCACATTACAGGAAACGCTCGAATGGGAGGATGAAGAACACGCCGACACCGCCGCCGCCGAGCAGATGACCCTGCAGGACCATATCCCTCCAGGAGAAATCAACAATGCAATATGTGATAAGTGGTTTTCTGAGTGCGAAAGATCTTTCTCTATTAATCCGAGAGACTTTAAACGAACTGACTTTCAAAGGTGTGTATTATCCGGAAATCATGGTGGTATACCTAAATATTTTGAAAGTGTCACGTGGATGCCGAGCAACGCACCCCGCGACCAACCCTGGATTGATATGGTTAAGGACGAGGATGGTTTCCGTGCGGTAGATTTGATGGCCATCCAAGCAAATCCTATTATTAGTATTTCAGAAAAGCTGATCCTGGGCGATAGACTTGGATGGTTTATAACTCCCTGTACAATCATATGGTTTGGTCCAGGTATACCTGGATATGGATTGGTATTTCCACAGCTTCAATGGATTAATTTTTTGAATTTTATGACATATTTTGAATTATGGGGTACTCTACCAAATTTTTCAATGAAAAATTACGACGGCAGTGCGCCTTATTATGGTCCGTGGATTTTTTTGCCTGGTCAAAGAGTACCTAATTTCATTCAACAAAACGATCCCGATAGCCCAGTATTTCATATATTTGAAAAATGGTTTAAATGTCATAGCGAAGGGGCGGCGGCGGCTATTGTCGCTGCGGAGGCGGCACTTGCGGACCCGGGCATATCAGAGGAGGATAGACTAGCGGCTGAGACAGCGGCAACGACGGCGGCGTGGGCACACGTTCCTGATTGGGCACGAGAAATGGATCCGGACGGTCGTGAATGTCACCCCAACTCTGGCGGCGTTCCAACGAATCCTCAACTATATGTTTCTCTATCCGACAGTGCAGGCAGCGAGCCGATTGATCCGTCTGATCCGTCTGATCCGATGGGTGACCCGCTTAGTTCGTCTGATCCGAGCGAGCATGTAGTCCCACCACCAGGCAAGCGGCGTCGCACGCTAGCGAGCTTGAGTGGTGGGCGGTCGGCTGAAGGCACCCTCGACCCGCGGGGGGACGACAAGTGGCAATTTCACCCCACATCCCTGATAGATGCTCATGGAGACATAAAAGATTGTAAAAATGTCAAAGAATGGGCTAATGAACAACCGTTTGGGAGGAAACCCGTTTATGAATGTAGTTTAATGAAAATCATACATCGCCTTCAATTAGGACCTAACGATATTTTTACAGGATATTGGTGTTCACCTTCTAATTTTCAAGGCACAAAACTAGCAACCCCTATCACGCGGTACAGTAGTTTTGCCCAAGGGGACGTCAAAGTAAATAGGAGATCTGCAATATTGACGGCGGCGGTGCGTGAGTTTCTTAGAAGATATGCACAATGTATAGCGGCCGCACACATAGTCGGTAGACTTTGGAATCTAAAAGGTATAGAAGAATGGGCAAAGGGGATGAATCCATCCGATAATGGCGCTTTTGATCCTTTGAAGGAACTAATAAGGCGGCGTGTAAATGAGACAAATGATCCCACCATAACAGGCTCTAAATTCGTTAGGCAGGTGAACGAGCTACCCATACTTTATTATTTTGGTTTTGAATCTGAAGAATATTCCCAGGTAATATCAGCTGTCCTGGATGGCCAGCCGGATAATCTTTTAGACTGGACTGATGAGTATAATAGGTTGATGGGTAGTAACCAAAACACGATGTGGAATCCTAAAACAGCACTGGGACGTAGTAATAGAAGCGATCTCCTGGGAAAAATCGTGGGAAAAATACTGACTTTTATGGAGGAGTATTTTAATTATTATTTCAAAAAGCATCAGGAAGCCGGTGTAGATATTCCCCATGAATGGCTTAGGACTATGATGTGTTCTCATGCGGAACATACATTAGGTAGAGGTAATAGTGTTCAATATTGCCTTACAGTGCTTGGTCATGAAGTCAACAAATTTACAGCTATGCAAGGAAATTGCTGCGATCAACTGGAGCCGGATGAGAAATATGACTTACTATGTAGTGATTATATGTTAAATGGGTGGGAACAGGATCATTTTATGAGGATCCGGAATAAGACACATTGGATTGTATCCGAAGCGTCGCCGCGGATGGGGAATAAAAAATTCAAATCCAAATCAAAAAATAAAAAGATATGTAAAAAAACAAAGAAGATATGTAAAAAAACAAAGAAGATATGTAAAAAAACAAAGAATAAAAAGAATAAAAAGAAATGTATGACATCTAGGAAAAAATGTAAAATATTAAAGAAGAAATGTAAAAAGTAACTATTAAAAAATAATTTTAATATAATATTATAATATAATGAACGAAGAAAAAGTTGAAATATTGACATTATTAAGTGAAATATCTACAATTATAGGTAAATTAAATAATGATAAAAAATTTAATACAATCAAAAAAAAAGTCAAAGGTTTACATAAATATTTGAAAAAGAAAAATAAGACTAAGAAAAAGCCATATAGTAAAACATTTAAAACAAACAGAAGTTACTCATTGACGGGACCAACAAATGCTCATATATCTGACCCAGAAAAAAATGTATTTGAATCAAAACCAGATTTATCTCAACCGGAACATGATACTTTAACAGGTAGTCATATGGGTGAAGAACCAATACAAGATTTTTCTCAACCAGCCCAGGTACCTTTACATGTTAGTCAAAAGGGTGATGAATCAATACAAGGAGATGAATCAATACAAGGAGATGAATCAATACAAGGAGATGAATCAATACAAGGAGATGAATCAATACAAGGAGATGAACCACAACTGGTATTAGGTGAAAGCGGTAAATACGGTATGTCTTCCGAACTTCTTGGACCTTCATTAACTAGCAGATAGATCAACTAACAGTATGAGGATTATTATCTGTGTAACTTCTTTCTAATATTTTTTTGTCTTTCTTAGATGCAATATAAACATTGATATCTTTTATGAATGGTATTTCTATTTCAATCATATAATAATCCATATCTAGATACTGATTGAATACATTGATATTATTTAATAGAGGTATTAGTT